GCGTAACATTCACATAACATTCTTGAACCTATCTGCTCACATATTTTTACTTGTTCATAACATTTAACATGTTCAGGTGACATGTAATCCCATTTACTTGGTTTGTAATTTTCTACAGTACAACTAGTAAATAATAATGCAAACACTAATAACTTAACTTTCATATTTTACCACTTATTAATTATGTTAGCTATGATAAAAAAACAAGTTATAAAGTTAACGATAACAATTATTGTTCTTAGAATTGCTATAGCATTATCATGCTCTACAGTTTTATCATCACTAAAACTTCCTATGGTGTATTTCCAAATTGTCCAAGCCTTACCCTTCACAACTTAGACATTCCATATCTTCTAAATTTATTTTAGGTATTTTAATATTAACATTTTCTGCTGCTCTAGCTGCATCAGATCTTAGATAATATAAAGACTTTAATTTATTAGCACCAGCCCAATGAACAGAATTAACGTACTCCAGATAAGAGTCATGAACGTCTTGGGGTTCTGTAGCCTTTGGGAAAGTGAAGAATAAGTTAATGCTTTGGCTTTGGCAGATGTAGGGTTGTCTTTGGTGTGCATGTTCAACGATCCATAGTTGGTTAAGTTCAGGTGCTGTTTTAAATATCTCCTTCTCTTCTTCAGATAGTTGATCAAGATGTTGAACAGAGCCTTCATAAGCCGCAATATCTTTCCACGTTGCTTCATTGTTTATTCCTTTCTTTTTGAGAAGGGCCTCCAAGTATTTGTTCTTAACTTTGTACGAACCTGTGAGAGTTTTGTGAGTAAATATGTTGGCCCTTTGAGGCTCCACACTAGGACTAGTTCCACCGCATATAATAGAACTGCTAGCATTAGGAGCAATAGCAAGGAGATGACTATTCCTCCTACCACTCCCAACCATATCAGGAGCTTCCCCACGTTCTTCAGCCAAGCGATTACTAGCTCCAATGCTTCTTTCTTTGATGAAGGAGAATGCTCTATGATTGAAACTTGTGGCGTACATACTCTCAAAGAGAAGTCCATTGCGTTGTAAGTAAGAGCAAAAGCCCATCGCCCCAAGGCCAATTGCGCGTTCTCGATATGCTGAATAAGCGGCCTTTGTAAAACCTTTGTGATCTTCTCTAACATAATTTTTAAACCTCTCGTAGTTTGCAGTATATTTTCCTAGACCTTTTGTATCTACTACATACTCTATAAAATGTTCTAGGACATTATCTAACATAGTGATCATGTCATCTATAAATGTATCTGACTGTTTCCAATCATCAAAATATTCTAAATTAACTGAGCTTAGGCAGCACACAGCGGTGCGTTCTTCATCAGTTGGTAGAGTTATCTCTGAACAAAGATTGCTTTGTGTAACCTTTAGTCCAATATCTTTTTGTTCTTGAGGTAGTGCTTCGTTACATCGATCAAGATTCACAATATAAGGTTCACCTGTTTCTGCTCTGGTGTGTATGATCTGCCACCAGATATCTCTAGCAGGTATAATCTTAACTGCTTCATTTGATTTAGGATCTATCAATCTCCACTCTGCATTATCTTGAACAGCTTTTAAAAACTTATCATTAACAGTTACAGCGTTGTGTAAGTTCAAACACTTACGATTTAAATCTCCTCCTGTTGTCTTACGCATGTTAATAAATTCTTCTATCTCAGGATGAGACACATCCATGTAAGCAGCGTATGATCCTCTTCTTGTTACGCCTTGATTAAAGGCAAGCATCTGACTGTCTACGACATGCATAAAAGGGATAGAACCAGTAGACTTGCTGCCGCTAGAAGTGCTAACCCCATTACTGCGAACACTAGACCAGCACCCACCAATACCTCCACCTCCAGACGCCAGCCATATGTTTTCATCATAATGATCAGATAAGCCAAGCCTTGAATCAGGAACTGAATTAAGAAAACAGCTAATAGGGAGGCCACGGCTAGTTCCAGCGTTGCTAAGTATAGGAGTGCTAAACCCAAACCAATGATCACTTGCGTAGTTATAAAGTCTTTGTGCAAGATCGAAATCAGTAGTCCCTTTATAAGTAGCGCAATATGTAGCGGCCCTTGCAAAAGCTTCTTGAGCATATTCTTCATCTCCCCAAAAGTATCTATCTTTTAAAGTGTCTAAAGAAAAATTATCTAAATCTTTTTCTTTGTCATAATCAATTTCTATTCCTAAATAAAACTGTTTACCTTCCTTTTTCATAGTGTTTGTAACCATCTTCTCCTTCCCTCTTTCTTCGTTGTTTGTCTTTTGCTTTAGAGCGTTTATCAAATCTTTCTTTACGTTCAGCCTTTCGATCCCAAGACATTGTTGTTCTCCTCTATAAATGTTAAGAGTCTTTGTTCATACCAGTTTGCTTTTTGCAAATCTTCAACTGGCTTACCTTTGTATCTGAACCTCCAACGATACTTGAGGCTGTTGCCTCTCAAATATCCTATGTATTCTTCTGGCGATAACATAGCTTCAATAGCATCAATACATTCTACTGCTCCTGAATTGTAATGGCTAGGATTGTTTACGTTATCTTTGATTTGATTAGAAACATTTTTAATATAATCAGTCTGATGATTGTAAGGTTTATCAGTTTCAAATATATCTGTCTCCATCTTTGTATCTAACGCATCGATACTTTCTTGGTCTGTCTTGCCTTCTTTATTGTAATTGTTAGGATCTTTCATAGCGTTAATCCTTCTACGATTGTAAGCATCCCATTCCTGTGGTGACACATTATCTATACTCATTCAGGTTCTCCAGTTTAAAACTCTTGCCATTCTAAAGGAAATGATTCAGCACTGAACCATCTAAAGTTGTGTGACTCTGCCCACTCTGCGTGTGATCTTTTCGTACCATCCTTTCTTCTTTTAGATCCCGGCATTGGAGCAGATGGATTAAGGAAAAGAAAAACTAGCTCGACATTTTCAGGCAACATCTTAGCAGCCCAAACATATTTATTATGTTCTTGAAAATCCCAGAACCTACCCTTAGCTTCTACGATAATTAATTTATCTTCTACTTGTTTAAAGAAGTCAGGGTGATAAGTATGTTCGATGATGTAAGGGTATTGTTTACCATGATGTTCCCATCCTTTAAGGACAGTTTCATGTAGTTCTTTTTCCCATTTAGAATCGTAACCTTCTGGTTTATCTTTTTCTATAGGACGTTTGACTCTAGGTTTTCTAGCTGCCATTAAAACACATGCCTATTAGAAGCGTCTTGTTGTTGTTCCATAGCAGCAAACTCTAGATCCTGTAAGGTTACTGACTCTATATCTATATCAGGATTATGTTTGTACATTTTCTTTAACTCCTTTCGTATCCATCTAGGAGTAAAAGGAACACAGCGTACACCGTAGCTAAGTGTAGTGTGAATGTCTCGATCAGGCATAAACTTCATTATGTTCTTGGTGTTTACCTGTTTCATTTCTTCATCACTAACTAATGTAGCTAACCATTCTACCAGAAGTTGCTCTGTTTGTCTACTTATTTTTTTAAATGTTTCTGTTCTACTCATACTGATCTTAACGATACCTCCTCTACTTTTGGTTCAGCTACTACTCTTGTAAAGTATTTCAAACCATTAGAATATTTGAATACTCTCAAGCCTTGACCGTTGTTAGCATCTGACCAGCACTTGTTTTTATGAGCGCAATAGACACAACCAACAGCTAGTTTCAAGTTCCCTTTGACTCCTTCTGCTATAGGAACATAGCATCTATCAGGAGGAGTGTCTGTCTCTAGGTGTTCTTTGATGTGCTTGATCCTAGACTTAACATTAGGCTTTTCTAGATCTCCGGGCCTGAACAATGATAGTTCTCCTGACTCTTTATTTAAAGCAAGAAACCCTCCATTGTTTGTACCTTCTGCTTCTTCGTACCCTGCAAGCTGAGACATGTAACCAAATGGATCATCTTGTGGTAGCGTACCTTCTTTGAATTTCTTAAAGGCAAAACCTGATGTAGTTTTAATATCAACTACCTCACCATCTATAACGCAATCCATATGACCTACGATACCATCAACCTCTACTTCTTTTTGTTCACCAGTAACCTCATGACCTGCTAGTTTAGACAGTAGTAAAACTACTTCCTCTAGCATGTGTCCATAAAGAAACTTAATGAATACTTGTGGATGAGATCTGTTGAAAACAGGTAGATCTTCTTTTACATCATACCACAATTGCCTCATAGGACGGCCTATGTTGCTCATACGCAGCCCTTTAGCTTCCTTGTAGGGGGTAGACCAGTGCCTTAGAACGTCCTTCATACGCTCTCCAAAGTCCTCTATGGCCTCGTCTGATATGTCTAAGTCTTTTTGTTCACAAAGACAAGACAGGGTTTCGTATATGTCTTCTACTAAAGTGTCTAGTTTTTTAGAATTGGAATGTTCCTTGGACATCTTGTTCTTCCTTGAGTTGTTTTTCTATTTTAGGCAATGAGTTTAAGATCTTTATTAGTTTAGATAAAGATATATCAAACCATTCTCCTGAGTGGTTGTGACATTCTTTTAATGCTCTACTATGTACTATCTTTTCTCCTCTGTTTCTGTCTTCTACACGTACTTTGTGCTTGATGACGTAATCTCTGAATGGGCTACCAGTGTTATATGAATTACATCTATCATCAGCATCGACTGCTTTGCCTACTTTGTACCAGCCTACCCAAGCAGGATTATATATGACATATACATCTCCTTCTTTTGCTGTTGTATATCTTCCAAGGCTAGAGAATGCTGCATCATCAAATGATTTATAGCTACCAGCTTTATGAAGTGGGTGAAATTTTGATACGTACTTTCCGTCAATACGCATGTGACCTTTGACTCTAGCTTTAACTGCTTCAGGATTATCCTTGTAGTAATAAGGTCTTCCTGTCTGTGGGTTAATGAGTTTCTGACCAGTTTCGTCCAACATTATATTCTCCATCAAGAGGACATTTTAATTTAAACAAAGCACCTGCATCTATGATAGCCTGTACTCCACGCTTTCCTACTTCTTCAGCATGATCTTCTCGCACCTCTACCTGCCACTCATCGTGGACGTTAGCAACGAATCGTGCATCCAAGTCCCTTATGTACCATGCAAACAGAGTCAACGCTTTCTTCATTACAATAGCCCCTGCTCCCTGTAATAAAGTATTCAAAGCAGAATGTTCAGACCTCACAAATAATTTCCTACCATCTAATCCCTTTAAGTATCCTCTGTCTGCTGCTCTTGCAACTTTATTTTTAAGAGATCTAAATGATGGGAGATTATCAAGGAAATGTTCTCTAGTTCTTTTTGCATCTGCTGCGCTTCCTCCAAGAATTGTTGAGAGCTTGAGGTCGCCGGCCCCATAACAAAGTGCGTAGATGAAAGTCTTCGCCTGATTTCTTGATTCAAGTCGTGCAAGTTTTTGATTAGCGGTGTGTATGTCTCCGTTAATGATTTCATTTGTGTACTCCTCATCGTCCATGAAGTGAGCAAGCATACGAAGCTCTAAGCCAGAAGCATCTATACCTACTAGTTTGTATCCATCAGGCACAGTCCAACAAGCTCTGCACTGTTTACCATATGGAGAAGAAGAGTTAGGTACTTGTGCCATGTTAGGATCACGATGAGTCATCCTTCCTGTTACTGCACCGTTAGGAATAACAAACCCGTGTACCCTGTCATCTTCCTCTACTGCCTTGAGCCAAGAATCTATCTGAGATATTCTCTTCTGGTGTAGTAGATAATTGTTTATGAGATCTGCTTCAGGTATATTCTTTACCTGCGCTAGGGTCTTTTCATTTACGATTGGTCTACCATTAACAGTAAATTCAGTTGGCTTCCATCCAAACTCTTGAAGGTACTCTCCTATCTGCACTCTTGAGTTTAAATTAAAATCAATAGTGGTCAGCCTAGATACAGGAGGACACTTGGCTAGGCATCCTCCTGCTAGATTTAGATTGTTCCTTAACAGATTGTGTTCTGATTCAGTTAGTCTAGCACCTTCTCTACTACCTACAAAGTTCTTGTCAGCAGTCTTACTAACCTTACCAGCTTTAGTTAATCTAGGATACAAAGCTAATTCATCTATCTTAGGCTTGAAGACAGACTTAACCTTCATCTCTACCTTTCTCGCATTAGATCGTAGCTTACCCATGAGAATCTCTGCTTCTCTTACATCAAACAAGAAGCCATGTTTCTCCTGATCCTTTAAGATCTTAGCTACACTATGCTCTAGTTCAAGTGAGTCTTTAGAGAATCCCTTAGACTCCTCTCGTAAAGCATAGTAAATCTTTTCATTTAACTCGACATCTCTAATACAGTATTCAAGCATCTCTTTAGAATATCTAGAGAACTCCTCGAATCCTATTTTATCTAAGCCAAGTTTAGTACCCCATATGCCTAAGCCATGACCACCTTCTCTAGAGGGATTGAAGAGTCTAGATAATACAAGAGTATCTATAATCTCCTTACCTTCTGCCAGATCAGCGCGGTTACACAGCTCTTCTACTACAGGGATATCGAACCCAATTATGTTATGACCTATGAGGTGAGTAGCTTTCTCTAAAAGTTGAACACCTTCTTCGATCTGCTCTGGCCCATAAGTGTATAACTGTTTTGAGTCCATGTCTTTGGCAACTATACACCATATCTTAGTTGCCTTTAGATCATCAGTCTCTATGTCAAATAGTAGTTTCATTTATTCAAATCCAAGGTTAATGTCTATGTCCTCTTCAGCAGAATTAGAAAGCTCATCACCTGCTAACTCAGATAATCTACCTGTCTCGTTATCGTACAAAAGATAAGTAGCTATCCCAACATCACCAGTGTATCTAGATTTAAGTATCCTTACTCTGGTAGTGCTTGCTTCTATAGGATCATCTGACTGTTGGTTCCTCTCCAGTGACAGGATAGCATCAGATATCTGAGCGATAGACTGACTGCCTCTGATGTGGCTCACGCTTGTCTCTACGCCATTTTCATGGCCCCTGTTACCGTCTATACGTCTTAGGTGAGAAACAAGTATGAGGCCCACTCCTGTCTCTTCTACGAGGGATCTGAGTCGAGTCATGATAGAATCAATAGCCCTTCTCTCATCACCCTCTACAGTAGAAGACACCATCATATGCAAGTGATCTAGAACAACCCATCTACAGTTACATCCCACAATCATGAATCGTAACTTACTAAAGATAGCATCTATATCGTTAGCTCCAAAGTGAGCATGTATCCACACCCTATCTTTATTGCCTCCTGTAAATACTTTCTTGAAGTAACCAGTTAACTCCTCTTCAGAGTATTGATTCCTGATACGATCAATATGTAACTTAGCATCAGCTTCAATAGATATGATCCCATCCATTGTTCGT